TTGATAAATTTCTATAAAAAAAAGCACTGCAATGATGTAGTGCATTGCAGTGCTAGTAATGCCACGCGGCATTGCATAGGTTGATTACATTTTTGTCCTTTCCAGATAGTATTGTTCATTCTTTTCTAAAATGGCGTTTCTCTTTAAGGCTTCGTGTAACATCAAGACAGGCTTGGGGATTGCCCTTCTTTCTGCCTCATAGTTTTGATAACAGCGCAAACCTACGCCTAGCCTTTCTGCCATCTTTGATTGGTTTAGTCCTAGCTGCAATCTTTCCAGCTTGATCTTTGTCGTTTCCATAGCTATACCTTTCTTTACCTTTACGGTGTCCTCTTTGCTAGTGGGCTAGGCGGTGCGGTAGTCAATATTGCACCGCCTTTTTTGCCCTCTCTCTTTTGCTATTCTGTTTTGAATTGGATGTAGTGAACGACAGTCTCGCCATCGATATCAAATTCTGAATACATACGATCAGCAATATCGATTATCTTTTTGGTGAACTTTGTCCAACACATATTAGGGTTCCAGTAGAACGTAGCCAATGCCAAGGTTTCATCCTTGTATGGATCGTTGCGATCTACAACTTTGATGATTTCTATTTGAGCATTTGCCCTATCTACCATGTTTCTGTGAGCCATGATTTTGCCCTTTCTCTTTTGCTAGTTGGTTTTAAAACGTCATTTCTCTGCTAGTCTGTATGGTAAAGGCTTTGATTTGCCTTGCCGATGCCATATGCCATTGCTGGCGATTTAAGAGCCACTGACAGCCTTTGCGCTGTCAATGGTAGTTATTAGCCTAGCCCTATCAATTGAGCCGGTGTGACACATTCTGGCGCGATCCAATCATTGACTAAGCCGCAACCTGTCGCAATGTTGATGATCAAAAAAGCAATCATCAGATTAAACGCGATAAAGGCCAAGCCAATGAAAAAGCCTTTAAGCATTGCTATTCACCCATGCCATAGCCTTGATCATCAGGTCACTGCCAACGCCCCAATCATCTACGCCGCCATCCAAATTTAAGCCGCCGCATTTTGACCAATCGGTTTCGTTCAATGTTTCTAAACAGTAACGACTGACAAATTGACCTAAAACCTTGCCGTGTGGCGTGCTGCAATGCGGATATCTGCGATCATAAAATTCCACCATTGTTTCGCCTTTCCCCTCGCCGCGATTGTCAGGCTCATTTGTCAGGCAATTATCAAGGCCATATTTGTCGCCATGATAAACAATGCGAATTGACCAGTTTAGGCCGCTTTCCTTGTCTTTGAATATTTTGGTTTTACACATAACCCTTTTTTCCTTTGCTAGTGTTAACTGATGGCCTCATCAGTAGCGAAACAATCGCTAGACGCGGCTTGCGCCGCGTTTCGGCCTGTTTAGAAATCATTGAATTGATCGCCAGCTACAGGCTTGCCAGCGGCAAGCTTGGCAAACTGAACAAACAGGTCATCATCGGCTAAATTGCCGTCAAAATCAGTCCATTCACCGCCGCCGCGATGGTCAAGGGTGATAAAATCCTGATGCGGCTGGCCTGTAAATATATCAGGCGTTTTGCCGTCAATGTCAGGGTTTTCTATACTGAACCCGCAATCATCCAAAACGACTGCGTAATGTTCGCAATGGTCTGCCATTTTAAACAACTTTGCATCGGTATAACCGCCGCGAACATCGGCACCGCCGTGAATTTGGATCAAAACATATTGTTCGCCGTTGTCGTTTTCTAAATCAGTACCCTGCAAAACTTGCGAAAACTGATTATCCCAGTTGTAAGTATTCCAACCAATATTGAGATCGTGCTTTCCGATAGTCCACAAGGCAAAATCAGAACGGCTTGTATCGCGCGGTAAAAAACCATTATCTGCCAACCATTCAAATTGATCGCGGCTTGTGCCGTAATAGTCGCCTTCCCAATCATCACAAGGCATTGCGTTAAATTCGCGGCATAGTTCATCTTGTTCTACAATGCCGCTTGTCAGCTTGTGAAATACTGAAACGCTCAACTCGGGTTCTGCGCTGATGATTTCGCCTTTGTCGTTTTCCCGCGTGTAAAAATTAAGCGTTGCGGGTGGCTCATTTCTGAAATCATCAATGGTCAAGCCTTGGTTGCGTTGCCAGTTGCGTCCATTATCGCCGCCGCTATCCAACATATGCGTGCCAGTGTTAGCCGTTAGCATTTCAAAAATTACTTGTTCGGTTGATTTGTTCATTGTCCTAATTCCTTTGCTAGTGTGATGATTATTTGTCGCTGGCGATCAGCATTGCCGCCATGCTTGAAAGAAAAGCCAAGCCGCCAGTCATAAAGACAGCAAGGCTTAAAAGATCATAGCCATTAGCAAGCAAGGCAAAGCTTGCTGGTAAGGCCATGATGAAAAGAAAGCCGGTTAATACAAAGGCCAGATCAGTGATAGTTGTCTTTGTCATAATTATGCCCCTAACGCTGTCAAAAGCATTTCATATTTACCGACTACATTGTTATAGCCTAATTCTTTGCAGCGTTTGATCTTGGCTTTGATAACTTTAACGATGCCATGCTTTGCAAGGTCTTCGTTAGTTGCGACTACATAAGCAAAGGGAACACCTTTCAACTTTACAGTCGTGATGCGGCTTTGCTGCTTGATGATAAGAGTTGGCTTTGTCATTTGTTTATCCCTTCTATTTGCTAGTGATAAGCTTTAAATAATGCCCATTGGACATAAAGTCAACACTATCACATAACTTTTTTTCATAGCCTATTATTATATAGACGATCAGGCTTTGCCTTTTATTGCGTCCATTGGTCAGATTTACTGTCAACATTATATGTGATATTTAGAACAGTATTCATTGCACGCATTGCACAAAGGCATGGCAATGATGCAGTGATCAGGCTTTGAATTGGTAGTGAAATGTCGTTGGAATACGTTTCTTTTCACACACAACACAGACAAAGCTTGCGCGGCAATGCAAGGCTTGCACAATGCCAGCAAATGCAAGGCCAAGGGGGGCTTTGCCTTGGATCAATGCCCCCGACAGTCGGTGCCGCGCTTTATATGTGTTAAATACTACCTTCCAACACACAGCCAGCAGTGAGGTTCTATGGCAAAGTTGACGAAAGTGAAGCAAGAGCAAGTAGAGCAGTTAGTGACAGATGGTCATAGCTTGGTACAGGCTTGTTCATTAGCTAAAGTTAATCGTTCTATGCTTTACAAGCGTATGGGAGAGGATAGCGAGTTTGAGAGTGCTATTCGTACAGCGCAGCGGCAGAGTGCTGAGAAGGCGTTAGAGGAGTTGGATGAGTTGTATGCTGATGCGTTGCACAAGCGTAAGGACTATGATCCTAATGTCTTGCGTGATTATGCAACTCATGTAAGGTGGAAGGCATCAAAGATTATATCTGACCGTTATGGCGAGGCTAAGAGTAGGGCTGGTGTAGAGGTTAGTGACGGTACGGTTCGCATTGTTTGGGAGACGGCGGAGGCTATTGAGGGATAATATACCAATATCCGTGTGTATAGGGTTTGGTATATTCGTATATTTTTAATGGATGATGTTGTAACTTCCCTAAAAAGCCGTATAGCGTTGTTCAAGTTAGAACATTCATGGGTGTGGGATGCAGATAAAAATACCGTACAAGCCAAGGGCGTTACAGGCAGAGATGCACCAGAGCGTGAAGCGTTGGAACGTGCTGGTGATGCACAGACGTTTCGGCAAGACGGTATGGGCTGTTAACCATCTTATTAAGCACGCTCTTACTTGTGAACTTCCCAGACCAAGGGTTGCGTTTGTAGCCCCTACCTTTACTCAGGCCAAGCGAATTGCTTGGGATTACGTTAAATACTATGCCGGTGTTATTCCAGGGGTTACGTTCAACGAAACAGAGTTGAGAGTGGACTTCCCTAACGGCTCACGTTTAATGCTTTTGTCTGCTGAAAATCCAGATAGCTTGCGTGGTATCTACCTTGATCTATGCGTGTTCGATGAATTTGGTATGCAGAACCCAAGGGTATGGGGGGAAGTTGTTAGACCAGCCCTATCCGATAGAGAGGGTTCGGCTGTATTTCTAGGTACGCCAGCCGGACATAATCATTTTTTTGATCTACTGCAAACCGCTAAAGAGCAAACGGAAGAAGGCTCTGACCAATGGTATTGGAAGATTGCAAAGGCCAGCGAGACAGGGCTTGTTAAGGATACTGAGTTAGAAGCTGCACAAGCGCAGATGACCCCAGAGCAATATGAACAGGAATATGAATGTTCCTTCACTGCGGCTATTATAGGGGCTTACTATGGAAAACTGCTGGCTGACGCTGATGATGATGGAAGGATTGCAAGGGTTCCATATGATCCCGCTTATCCTGTGCATACCGCTTGGGATTTGGGTATAAACGATTCAACAGCCATCTGGTTTGCCCAGATATTCAGAAGTGGAGCAATCAATGTTATTGACTACTATGAAAGCAGCGGTGTCGGGCTTGACCACTATGCTGAAATCCTGCGTCAAAAAGATTATCATTGGGGTGATCACCTTGCTCCTCACGATATTGAAGTTCGTGAACTTGGCAGTGGCAAAAGCCGACTTGAAACTGCGTTCAGTCTTGGCATCCGTTTCAGAGTAATACCAAAGATGAAGGTGGCTGATGGCATCAATGCAGCCAGAATGATGATACCTAAGTGCCACTTTGATAAAGATAAGTGCGGTCAAGGTATTGAAATGCTTAGACAATATAGGCAAGAGTGGGATGAGAAAAGAAAATCTTTCAGAGATCATCCAAGGCATGATTACACTTCTCATGCTGCGGATGCGTTTAGGTATCTGGCTGTTGGGATGGAGAATAGACAAGCTGTTGTTCGCCCACCGCAACAAATCGCGGTTAATGAGTACAATCCGTTTTCGCTATGACACCTACAAAAGAAGACATAGATGATATATCTTATCTAATGAGGCGTAGCCATTACCATGAATGGTACGGCGTTAAAGAGGTTAATGATTATATTAGAACTCCGTTGCTGCTTAACCAGTACATAATACTAAGAGACGAGGGGCGTGTTCCATTGGTGTTTGCTACTTGGGGGTTCCCAAACCACGATCAGGTGTCTGAATATGTGCAGGAGTTAACTTTCCCACCAGAAGGCTATGCTGGTGGCGGGGATATACCTTGGTTGATTGACTTTATTGCTGAAGGCGGGAAGCGAAATATAGCATTGGGTTTTCGTAAGATGAAAAGTGTGTTATCAAATAGAGGGTATAATCAGGCGTTCTGGTTGCGTACTGAAGCGCAAAAGCTTGGATTTCATCAGTGGGGTGATCAAAATGGGTAGTAGAATAAAGAAAGCTGTTAAAAAATTTACAAAGTTTGTAGACAAGAAAGTTGTCGAGCCTTTGGAAAAGCCGGTAAAGTCTGCTGTCAAAGCAGTTGTAGTGAAGCCTGTTACGGCTGTTTCTAAAGTTGCTGAAGAAGCTTTTGAGGAAGTCATTGAAAAGCCAGTAAAAAAAGTTGCTGCTGAAACTTTTGATGTTGTGATGAACACGGATAAAGAAGAACGCCGCGCTATGTTAGGTGACGCACCGCCAGCCCCAGAGCCAGAAGTTACCCCAGAAGTAACGCCAGAAACCGCTCCTGATGAGCCAACCATTGTTGGCAGGGGCAGACGGCGTTCTAAGCGGTCAGGGCAAGCTGGAACAATTATGGAAGAATATGGCGCACTAACAGCCAAGGCAAAAGCCAAAGCAGTAGAGAGGGCATAGTCATGTCATTTTTAAAACCAAAGGTTTACACCCCGCCCCCGCCATCAGCCCCAGAACCAATTGCAGAGCCGGATTACAAACGCGCTGCCGCGCTTTCTGAGGAAGCTGTAGCATCAGAACGCCGTGGGCGTAAGGGCAGAGGCTCTACTATTGTTGCTGGTGTTATGGGTGAACAAGTATCGCCAACAGGCGGCACAAGCACTAAACCAACTTTATTGGGGTAGATCATGCAAGATGCAAAAGCCATCATATCGCGCTTTGAGAAGCTAGAAGGCGCGAGAGCAAATTGGGATACGCATTATCAGGAATTGGCAGATTATATGCTGCCGCGCAAAGCTGATATTGTTCGCAAACGTAGTCGTGGCGAAAAGCGTATGGAGTTGATTTTTGATGGCACTGCATTGCAAGCTGTCGATCTACTAGCTTCATCTTTACATGGTATGCTTACAAGCGGTGCTACGCCTTGGTTCCATCTAACGCTAAAGGATGATGATCTGGGGCGTGATGAGGAAGTGCAAGCTTGGCTTGAAGATAGCAGCCAGCGTATGATGCGTGCCATTACCACATCAAACTTTGAAACTGAAATCCATGAGATGTATGTGGATTTGGTCGTGTTTGGTACTGGCTGTATGTTTGCGGAGATGGACAAAGAAAATCTGCGCTTTAGCACGCGGCATATCTCAGAGTTTTATGTAGCTGAAGATCAGTATGGGATTGTCGATACTGTATTTAGAAAA